CGTGGGTTTCCTGCCTTAAAAGTCTATGAATAATCGAGCACTTCTTCGTCAAGCCGGCCTAGTCGATCCTTCGGCCACACTCATCTTTAGCCGAACGCTTCTCTCCGTTGCGGTGGGTGGCGCGCTGGGCGTGCTGGGCTCGTTCCTGCAAGCCCTAGCGGTCTCCGGAACGTTCAGTCTGCCCGCACTCAAGACAGCGCTGATCGAAGCGGCCGCTGGCGCGTTGGGCGCCGTCATCACGCATTATTTCGGCACGCCGCTAAGCCTCGTGCCACCGGCAGGTGTGACCGTGGCGGCACTCGCGCGAAATATCCAGGGGCAGAAGGTCGCCGGACATGCGACGGATCTTCCGCCGAGCTCAGATGCGAAATGATTGGTGACACTCGCGTCCCGTAAACGGGACACGCTTCTAAGAAACGGAAACATGGTAGCCTGCCCCTGACGGAGCCATGCCTAAAGCATGTGGTTGAGGTGTTTCTTCTCTTAGACAACTTTGGGGCGTGCCTGCCCTACTACTACGCGGCTTGCGGATTGCTCCGGGGCGTAGATACGTTTGACTTACAGGGAACTCAATCTTACTACCGAAGGCTATCGGATGCATATTGACCGATCCTACGATATCGCGATGACCAGTGAAACCGCATTTACGACAGTTCCACCAGCGACCTTTTGGTTTGTGTTTGTGGCCGCATTGAGGACAATGACTGGAGGTTCCCCGCTCCGTTCCATTGAAGCACTCGATACGCGCCTGTTTTGACGTTTGGGCGAGATAGGCAAGGTCTTTGCCGTACTCCCACTTAGCCATGCGTTGATTGTGTTTGCGCCCACCGTTCTTGTCTCGAACGCCATGCGGATTGCCAATGTACAGCGAGCCTGCTTTTTCTTGTTCACAGAAATCAATGACCTTCCGAATCGCTTTGTGCCGAAGGTCGCGCACACGGCGCTTGGTTCTTGCCAGGAGTTGCGCTTTGGCGCGTTGCAGTTTGCGCCAGCGGTTTGAGCGCTTAGCGCAACGACTTTGCTTTGTTTGGATCTGACCCACTTGCTTGAGTTGCTGATGCTTAATGGAGCGAATGCCACGACCGGAAACCACGATGGCTTGACCGGTATTCGTAGTGACAGCGGCTAAATGGATCTCACCCAAATCGACAGTAGCCTGTACGGTGCCTGGTGGCTCAGTAGCGACCTCGGCTTTGGTAACGACATGCAGTTCATAACCGTTGTTCCAGATGAGTTTTACGCTCCCGCTCTTCTCTGGCAGTGAGGCAGGAAACACGAGCGACTTGCGCCCACGGCCCATTGGCAGAACGATGCGATTGGGCTCAATCGAAACGGCTTGCGCCGGCCAGGAAACAGGGTAGAAGGCTTTCTCTTTGTGCGGATACTTCCAGGATGGATTCGCTTTGCGGTTCTCGCGCGTCGAGTCGATATTGCCGATGAACGACCGTACCACCATTTGCACGGATTGACTGTGCAGCGCCGCAGTGCCTTTGGTGAGGATTTGTAACGCTTCCCGTTCTGGCCACGGTGCGTGATTGTCGCGGGCTTCCTTATGCGCCACAACACACAGATTCCACACTTTAGCCGCTTCCATCTGGGCCGCCCGCAGCAACTCCGTCTTGCTTTTGGAGAGTTCGCCGAGCCGATGGATACGGACTACGTTCACGCTCCCATGCTAGCGTAAGGCATGGCTGGATTGCAAGTCGGTAAAACCAGATACACGCACTATTCCATCGCCTATCATCTGGTGTGGATTCCCAAGTTCAGACGGCGCATCTTTACGTCGCCCGTCGAGGCCGAAACTAAGCGGCTCATCGCCGAATGCTGCGAGCGGCACGGCATCACGCTTTTGGAAATTGAGACCGATCAAGATCACTTGCATGTTTTCGTGAGTGCGCCGCCGCGCATGAGTCCGGCTTGGATTGTGAATTTGCTCAAAGGCTATTCCTCAAGGTTTCTCCGCGAAAAGTTCCCGCACTTGAGAAAAATGTGTGGCAAAGAACACCTATGGACGAGCGCTTATTACGTAGGCACGGCGGGATCGGTGTCTGCTGAAGTCATTCGCCGTTACATCAGCGAGTGTCAAGGCAAGTAAGAAAACGCTTTCATCCCGTCTCCTGAACGAGACGGGAATTCCCGCTCAATTGTTAAACTTCTTTGGCTGGCGATTCCGCTGTTGGCGGTAGCGCTGGCGTGGCGGAAGGCCGGAGGAAAATAGCGCAATGGCGAGCGTAATCGAACAATATTTAATTTCCTTATCGTTTCAAAACGACTTGGCGTCGTTGCGAAAATTTCAGGATACTCTTAATCTGGCGCGAAATACGGTAGAGCGGAACACATCGGGAATCTTAGGCCAGATTGTTAAGTGGGAAAGCGGCATCATAGGAGCATTCGGCGCATTAGGCGCAGCGGTAATCGGGTTTGGTGCACACGTCGCCGAACAGGATCAGGAGTTTCGCCTCTTCGGGCAAAGTATGATGATGCGCACAGAAGATGCCCGTAAAATGAAGGTGTCACTCGACGCGCTGGGGGTTACGCTTGAACAAGTGCAGTGGGACCCAGAACTTCAACGGCGGTTTCACGACTTTGTCGTTCTGCAAGACAAGCTTCAAATGAAGCTCGGTAAAGACTTCGAGCAGAATATGCGGTCGATTAGGGATTTGCGGATGGAGTTCAGCATGCTCGGGACCGTGGCGGAATACGGCGGGTGGAAATTGGTAAGCACAATCTTCGAGAAGCTAGGTCTTGACATGGGGATGATTAAGGAAAAGGCGCAAGCGTTCATTGATTATCTCGTTGAGCACCTGCCGGATATTACGAACAACATAGCGGACGTTCTGGTGCCACTGTTGAAAGATACCTGGAGAATCTTTGGCAAGTTGGCAGACGCTTCTGGGGCTGCATTGGTGGCAACGATCAATCTTGTGGGTGTGTTGTCGGGAGATAGCAGCATTGAAAGCACAACGTTCAAGTTTGAGAATCTCGGGAAGGCGATTGATCATGTCGGCAAGTATATGGCGAACTTGGTGATCGGAGCCCTCGGGGTTGAAGAGACTTTAGCGCATCTATTGAGCGCCCTGGAATTGTTAGGGCAAGGAGAGTTTGGGAAAGCGCTGGAGGAGTTCAAGGCCGGTCGCGCCGCTTGGAATAAGGCAAACCCGAATCCTATTGATATGATGCATCCGTTTACGAGGGTGCCGGAAAGCGAAGGTTCGGAACAGCCAATAGGGTCGATGCTGAACAACTCGCTGGATGCGCTGCCGGGAGTGGCTAAGGCGGTGGCCATGCAAGAAAGTGGAGATCATCAATACACCGCAGCGGGGAATATTGTTCGGAGTTCAGTGGGCGCGTTAGGCGTCATGCAGTTGATGCCGGAAACAGCCAAGGGCCTAGGCGTGAATCCATACGATGCAGAGGACAACATTAAGGGCGGGACTCTGTATCTTTCGCAGATGTTCAATCGCTACCACGATTGGACGAAAGCGCTGGAAGCCTACAATGGGGGACCAGGCAACGTGGACCGTGGCACAGTGTCTCGGGACGCCAAGAAATACGCGGCAGAAGTAATCAGCAAAGCGCAGGGCGGGAACATCACGGTGCATGTCGGCGACGTGCACGTAACGCAACCCAGCGCCACGGCCGCGCAAATTCAGGCGGCCGTCGAAAAGGCCGCGGTAAATATCGCGCGAAATCAACGACAAGACCAGAATCAGCGTGACTATTTGCAGTTGAGCCCGGGGTATTAACCAAATGGGGTCCTCCATAGTTCCGGCGATCTTAGCGAACCTAGCGACGACAAACGCGCTAATTGCCGCGATCAACAACATCAATGCAGCGGGCCAGCCGGGGACGATCTCACGGCCCAGCGGAAGTTGGACACCGCCGAACTGGGCGAACACCAAGATCTTTCCGATCTGGACCGTGACTGTTCCGGCGAGCAGTCAGCCAACGTTGGCGAGTAGCAGTAGTCCTGGTTTTTCAGCTATCCCGATCATTTACGTGTTTGATGCCATTCTGCGGTCGGATCAAGAGGAAGGCATCCGCATGACCGAGTTCCCAATCCAGACCGGTGGGAATATTTCGGATAACGCCTATGTCTTACAGAATCGCGTAACTCTCGAGATCGGGATGTCCGACGTGCATGCCAGTTATTATGCGCAGCAGTGGACAGGCGGCGGTTCCGGCATGATGCAAACGAAAAGCGTGGCGGCCTACACGGTATTGACGAACATCAAGGATGCACGCCAGTTCGTAACGCTGCAAACGCGCGTAAAGACTTACCAGAACATGTTGATCGAAAAGATTACGATTAGCGATACCGTGGCAACGCTTCATGGGTTGCGCGCCCACGTAACATTTAGGCAAGTGTTCACGGCATCGGTGGCGGCGGTAAGCAGTACCTTCATTGCGTCGAGCGGCACGGGTGGAACAAGCGCGAGCGCATCGGCCAGACCGTATGCGACAAATACGACAGCTACCGGCACCGTCTCTCCCGGTGCGCCAACGCAGTCAATAGTGAATCAGAGCCAAGTAACTACGTCTACCTTGGAAAACGCTGGACTAACTCCTTTCCCAACGGTTCCCGGAGCGGGCAATTTCAGTTCAACGAACGTCAGTGGAATCGCCACGGTTCTCGCTGGGGCCACGAATGCATAATCCATGGCGAATCAAATTGTGCCAGTCAACACGTCCCCTGGACAAACCTTCAACGTAACGCTGAACATCGACAGCACATTAGTCCAAATCAACGGCGCGTTGAACTTCAATGAGATGGCGGGCTATTGGGTGATGAACCTGTTTGATGTGAATTACAACCCGCTCATCTTGTGCGTGCCGCTATTGACGGGCACCTATCCAGCCGCGAATCTGCTTGTGCAGCAGCAGTACCTAAAGATCGGCTCGTGGTTTATTATTGATTTGACTGGTACGGGCGGGTATCCTGATCAAACGAACCTTGGGACGTCTTATCTTCTCTTGGTGAGCGATACGCCGCCAGTCACGACATGAGCACAAGTTCTGTTTCAACCACGCCCTATTTTGGAAGGGCGTGGAAACTACAGTTACTCACAAGCGCCGGCGTAACATTGACGGTAGGGAACCAGTCCTTTGACATTGACGATAACAGTCTAAAGGTGTCGTTTGAGACGAATGTCACGACAACGCAGCAGTATGGGTTTGCCGATATCTCAATTTACAATCTGAATCAGAACACCCAGCAAGCATTGATTGACGCGCAGACTAGCTTGCCGTGGAGTTTTAACAGTCCGATAGAGCAGGGGAACTTTGTAACGTTATTTGCAGGGTATCAAGCAAACTTCGCAGCGCAGCCATTGCCGCTAGCGTTTACCAATGCCGGCTTTCAGCCAACCGGGTTGGTAGAGACAAACTCTGGAGTTCAGTCGCCGAGCGGGTCCGGGAGCTTGATCTGGACCGGGCAAGTGTTTCAGCCTCTATGGGAGCGCCAAAACGTAGTTGACTTTAAACTCACGCTACACTGCATTATCGGCTATGTGCAGGATGTGCAGAATTTTATCGCGTTTCCCGTCGGAACGGGGTCGACGCAGATCCAAATTCTGGAGAAGATCGCTGGCGAGGCGACGAACGGGATTGCAATTGATAGCATCGGCGATTTACAGAACGCGAGTGCAGCGACGTCGCCGCTGCCTCGCGGCAAGGTCGTGTTTGGTCGGCCAGGCGATTACCTGAATGCGATCGCCCGCTCGAACAATCTGCTGTATTATCTGGGACCCAACGGGATTAACGTTCGCACGCTCAATCCGCCGAGCGGACAGACGACGCCAGATCTAGTGTACGGGCCATCCTGGCCACCGGGGAAAAACGTTACGATTCCAGAGCAAACGGCTGGGCAATATACCCCGACACTGATTGGCACCCCGCGGCAGACCCAAAAAGGCGTGGAGTTTCGCGTGCTAATGGATTCGCGCGTGCGGTTGGGAAGCGTGGTGCAATTGAATATGTCGGCGATTCAACAACTGCCGCAATATCCAGGGCAGTACCGCTCGATCCTGGACCAAGACAACACCTACGTGGTGTGCGGAATCAAGCATATCGGCGATACGTGGGGCGACGACTGGTTTACCGATATCACGGCGGTGAACAACACGTTCTGGCCGACTTACGCGCAGACAAGTTGGATTCCAGCGACCAATAACTGATGTCGACAAACAGTACATTACCGATCGGGGCGCTGATCACCGAGCGCCTGGCACCGACGGTGCAAACATGGCTCGACCGCGAATATGGGCTCCTCCAAAAATTGCGCGTCGCGACGCCTGGCGTGATTCAATCCTTCAACGGAGAAACGCAGACAGCGGTCGTGCAGGTGTGTTTGCTCGAGCAGTTCAGGATAGCGGCGCTTTCATTTAGCACCGGGCAAAACAGCACGGCTCCGGTTGGGCAGTTCGCGACGAGTCAAATTACGACGCAAAAAGTGCCGCAATTACAAGATGTTCCAGTCGTTTTCCCGCGAGCAGGCGGTTTCGCTCTAACGTTTCCTGTTAAGGCCGGCGACGAATGCCTGCTAGTGTTCGGAGATTCATGCATCGACGACTGGTGGCAAGGTAGCGCAAATGCCGGCAACAACTACACCTGCAAGCCCTTAGAGCTTCGGCGTCATGATCTCTCAGACGCATTCGCAATAGTGGGCATCTGGAATCAGCAGAGAGTATTGACAGATTACTCGACGGATGCAGTGCAACTGAGGACGGATGAGGGAACGGTCTATGTTGAAGTCGGTGCCACGGAGGTTACCATCGCGTCAAGCGGAAACGTAACGGTCAACGCATCCAGTGGAACAGTTACCGTGAACGCGATGACGGCAAACGTGAACGCTACCAACTGCTCCGTGTCGGTCGAGAATTTGACCGTCGATGCGTCGAATTCAATAAACATGACCGCGAATGGCGCATTTAATATAACCGGAAGCACTGTGCATATTGTGTCGACGGCAATGAACAGCACACTTGATGGCCGGACCTTCCTGCTCCATTTACATACGGGCGGAACAATCGCCGGCGATACCGGGCCTGTGATTTGACACTCCCTACGCGTCTAAAGGCAACGGCATTCCTCCCACGGCTAAATCTCTGGGTTTCCTGCCGCAAAACTTAAATGAGCGCCTCGATCTTGTACCGCAATCTGATAAACGGCGATCCAGCGTGGGGTGGGGGTACTTCAAACTTCGTAGCGGATATTGACGCTGTAGCTCAGGCGTGCAGCACCCGCTTGAAACTGAATGTCGGCGAGTTTTGGGCATCGCTGAACAGTGGGATTCCCATGTTTCAGGCGGCAGCGTCAGGAACACCGAACACACAGTACATTCTCGGTTCACCGAACGGGCAAGCGATAGCGGCAAGTTTGATAGGCTCGCAAATTCTCGGCACACCCTTTGTTTCGGGCCTGTCTCAAGTCA